AAGTGTATCTTCAGGCGGCAACACATATAGAATTTTAGACTTGTTAACGCCGACTCAATCACATGAGGCAGCGAACAAAGAATACACTGATACAAAAATTGCTAGAGCAGGTGTTAATGCAGTTGACCCACGAACAGGGGAAGCGAATCCAACCTTTGGCACGATGACTGGTCCTCTTATCCTTGCTCGAAATCCAGAACCTGACGATGACGAAATCTTTGATGGTAAAATTGCCGCTACTAAAGAATATGTTGATAATTCAGCTTTCGGCAGTAGTGTAAACTTGTATGTAGCAACATCAGGTAAAGACGAACGTCCCGGAACTAGTGCCCAACTACAAGGTAGAGCGTTGGCCTACGCATACAGATCTCTTGAAGCCGCATTGAAACGTGCTGAAGAGATTATGTTAGAAAGTTTAGATGAAGTCGGACCTTATCAGAAGACACTTACTTTCAACGATAGTGCTGGAACTGTTACATTATCACAAATTGATACTTCACCGATTTCAGGTACAGGATTTATCGGCACTCCAAAAATGAGTGTTGCAACTATCGAACTCAATAGCCCAGGACAAAGTTATCAAGTTGGGGATAGAGTATTTTTAGATGGTGGTACAGGCGATGCGGCTGAAATTGAGGTATTGTCAACTGTAACTAATCCAGGTGCAATTAGAACATTCAGGATTGTTAGTACAGGTAACTATACTGCACTTCCGGGTGCATCAGCAGTTGCATCAAATTCACCAGAATCTAGATTTGGATCAAGTGCAACTTTTGATGTAACTTATAGTGTTAACGGTGTTAGCATTGCAAATGGCGGTAGCGGATATAGCTTAGTATCTGTTAGAATTTATAGTACAGGCGGAGACGGCACAGGTGCGTTTGGTACCGCAGTTGTTAACGGCGGCGTCATTACTGAAATTGAAGTTACAGATGGCGGTACTGGTTTTACAACTTTGCCTATTGTACAAGCAGACTTGCCTAGATTCTTACTTAGAACAGACGGGTTCAGAACTGATGCTACTGGTGATGTAATTAATAATACTCCTGAAGCATTCCAAACTCGAGATATTAGAGAAGGTTTATTTTTAAAGGGCATCGATTCTGGTGCGCTTGCACAAATTGTGTCACACCAAGGGGATCTAGACTCCAACGGTAATGAAATTTTTGATGTTGATATCAAATACGGAACATTTAATCTTAATGAACCTATTCAATATGGCGATGTAGCATTCCAAACGCAAATTACTATTTTAGTTGAAAGTGGTATTTACGAAGAAAACTACCCTCTAAGAGTTCCGCCAAACGTTTCTATTGTTGGTAATGAATTTAGACGTACTATCATTCGCCCAAGAGCAGGCACATCAAGCTCTCCGTGGGCATTCACAAAGTTTAGAAGAGACACTGTAATTGATGGATTAACTGTTGCTGATAGTTTATTTGGTTATCACTATTTACAAGATAGTTCAACACCGGTATATCCAAAAATTGACAATGGCGGCGGGTACAAAGCGGCAGCATCTCTTTTAGAATTAAACAAAGAGTTTATACAAGATGAAGTTATTGGCTGGATTACCAACGAAGTAACTGACGGAGCAGGTTCATCAGGCGATGTTATATGGGATAACTTTGTATATGATGAGAGATTGTGTAAACGAGATGTTGGTTTAATTATCGACGCAATGAAATTTGATTTGCGTTATGGCGAATACAACAGAACTATTTCTGCAGGTTTAAAATATTATCAGAGTGCAAGTGGTAGGAAAGCAATTAATGAACAGCTAGCTCAAACAACTGCCGCACTACGTTATGCAGAACTACTCATTAAGGCTGTTATTCAAAATAGTGAAATTACAAATACATTTGGAGAAATATATCCTCAGATTGTTGATCCTGCATTTGTAAGTCAAACAAAGTCTTTAGATGTAGTCGATGATTTGTTTGATGTTCTAATTGACGTTATTGATGGTTCCGGAAGCGTAAACTATCCAAAAGAAAATAATCAAATGGATGTGTTTATGGCAAACGATGCTGTTCGTTGGCAGGCTATTACATGTCAAGGACACGGCGGATTTATGCAAGTACTCGATCCGACTGGACAAATTCTTGCTAAATCACCATATGCACAAGAATGTGCAAGTTTTTCAAGATCAGTTAATAAACAAACCTTTGCAGGTGGTATGTTTATTGACGGCTTTGCCGGTAACTTACAGTTCATTATCGAATCGAAAGATAGCGATACACGACTACGTGTTAGTGGACTAGATAGATTCCCTCAGTTGCCTGCATCATTTATTGTAGACGATCAAGTTTATCGTATTAACTACGTAAGAGATTTTGCATACGGCACAGCCGGATCGACTGCTACGCTAGTTTTAGACGAGACAACNCCTTGGCCGTTTCCAGTATTCCAATATGATGAAGATATTTGTAGTCGAGATGTTGGGTTAATCATTGACGGGCTAGGATATGATATTGTTTTAGATACTAACTACCATGCTAGAAAAGCAGGTAAAACATATCGCCAATCCAATGCCGACGAAGTTATAACCAATCAACTTTCTATTACAGTTAGAGCAATCGAAGAAGCACACAGGTTAGCAAAATTAAACACTACTGGTGTTGCTAGTGAAATTAATTCAAGTAATACCGAAATTGCAACTATTATTAACCAGGGTACTTTCTTTGCGTCAGACGTTGTGTTTACAAACCCTCCAGGACTTGCAACTAATCTTGCTAATGCTCGAGCACATATCGAAAACAACTATCAGTATATCGTAGACGAAGTTAACGGATATGTTTCGACTACTTACCCATTGCTCGATTATGATAGTCTTGCTTTCCAAGATACCTTCCTAGAAATGACCGAAGCGTTGGTGCATGATTTAATTTATGGCGGTAACTGGCAAACTGTTGACGCAGGTGTAAAGTTTTATGATGGAGTTGGATCTGCAATTGCACTTCAAATTGAAGATTTCCAAAAAGACGAATATGTCGACGCAATTGATTACTTAAAATATATTACAAAACAGGTTATTCTTAGTGCGGCACCAGCAGTTTCATATAGTGCAACACCACAGGATACTACAGCATCAAATTCCGATGCGTCAGTACAAGCAACTATTGAAGCACTGCTATCTGACACTAGCGATATTTTGGCAAACGGTGTTGGTTCAGCTCCGACAATTGTATACCCAGACTTAGCAGGTCCGGCATTTAGCGCAGTTGACCTTACTGCTAGAACTGACTTGCAAACAAACAAAACTAGTATTCAAGCTGATGTCGTTGAATTTGTAAACACAAACGGTAACTTGTATGAAATCTTAATGCCAGGCAACAGAAGTATGCTAGGCAACGACTTTACTCAAGTTAACGATTTAGGTTACGGGCTGTTGGTTACAAACGGCGGACTATCGGAAATGGTTAGTATGTTTACATACTACTGTCATTGTTCTTATATGTCAATTAACGGTGCGCAGATTCGATCTGTAGCAGGTTCGAGTGCGCATGGTAACTTTGCTCTTGTTGCTGACGGTGCTGATCCGTTAGAAGTTCCGACTCCAGTTACGCTTTATTATGATTTAGCACAAAGAGTTGACTGTTATGCACCAGGTGGACAGTATGTTAACACAGCTGAAGGTTTGTTTATTTACATAACCAATTATAGCTATACTCCGTTAAATAATTCAGAACTAGAAATCGATCACGGTAATTTGATATATAGATATCCAGTTACATCAGTATCAACTGAAGGAACTCCTGATGGTGTTGCTAGGCTTAACTTAACCAGTGATGACACTGGGAACTTTGATGGACTATTTGATGCTGTAGCAGACGGCGAAATAATGAGCATTCGTTCAAACTCGCAGGTTGTACTAACTGGCGATATTGTCGATGTTGCTACTAGACCGTCTACAGGTTTAAAACTAAAAGAAAATGACGAAGTTTATCGTATTCTACAGTTTGAGGAATTTGCTGATTCAATAGGCAATAGAGAAGCTGTGTTTACAGCTGACGATCCTAGTGTAGTTTCTTTACTAGAAGAAATTACCGATATTAACGGTACTACCAATGTTGCAACTACAAGTCGTCCTCACAGATTAAGAAGAGGCGACCGAGTAACAGTATACGGCACTGGCGGATACGGTTTAGTAAGTGGTAGCAATTACTTTGTAATTGACGTTCCTAACTATAACGAAGTACAATTAAGTACTTCGCCCGGTGGTAGCGTTCATAGCTTAACTACTGCCGCTAGTATTAGTTTAAAACTACAAGTACCTCATGATTTATTAGCAAACTATATTTTAAACTTTACAAGTACTGGTACGTTACCCGACGGTATTGAAGAAGACGATCCGTATTATGTTTTACCGAATGGCTTAACGTCACATACTTTTAGAATTGCTGATAAAATTAATGGCGCGGCTGTTGCAAATACTACCGTAGGCACTGGAACTATTAGTGCAGTTGGATACGGTCTTGCTAAAACAACTATGCGAGAAAACTACAACTATGTCGACTTAACTGTTTACAGACCCGGCGAAGCTGAAGTTGGATCAGAGCAAGCTATTACCTTTGATTTTGCGGCTGCGCCAACTGAAATAGTTTTCGGCAGTAGTCATGGATTAAGTGTCGGCGACCCAATTGTGTTTACAGTTACAACCGGAGGAGAACTTCCAACTGGATTGTCAGCTACACAACATTATTTTGTTAATACAATTATTTCTCCTACAAGATTTACAATATCTGAAGGATATCCTGGATTAACAGGAACAATTGAATTAGAACTAGGAAACACTGGTAGCGGAACATATACTATTTACGAGCCAATTGGTAAGGCAGGTGATGATACTTTTGCAGTTGTACCTGTTGCGCCAACAGAGCGTAGCAGAGTTCCGGGAACACGTTTTGTATTCAAAGGCGAAGAGTATATTATTTCTAGTTACGAGTCTGAAGATGATACAGGCGAAGTATATGCTAGAGTTGTCCTAAATAGAGCCTTAGAACATAGTATCCAACAATACGAAGCAACATATACTGTTAAATCAGCAGTTGCGGCAAGATCAACTGGTTCAACTGGTTCTTTGACTATTCGTATTTCGTTGACTCGTGTTACAGGACACGACTTACTTGAAATCGGTACAGGCGGATATGCAGATACTAACTATCCAAACGAAATTTATGGACCACCAGTAAGATCAATTGATCAGTCCAAAGAAACAGTTGAACGTGATGTTGGTCGTGTGTTCTATGTAACCACGGATCAATTTGGTAACTTCAGAGTTGGACCTTACTTTACAGTTGACCAAGGTACGGGACAAGTTACATTTGCCGCGGCGATTGCATTAAGTAACNTGGATGGTATTGGATTTAAACGAGGAGTTCCAGTATCGGAATTCTCAATTGATGGTTCATTTGCAGATAACGCTGTTGATACAGTTCCAACAGAAAACGCTACTAGAAAGTATATTGAAAATAGATTAGGTAAAACTCACGGCGGTGCTGTTGTTCCTGCAGAAGAAAGAATTCCAAGTATTACTGGTGGCTTCATGGCGCTAGACGGAAGTCTGGAAATGACCGAAGACTTAAATGTTGGTAACAATAGAATTGTTAGCTTACAAGATCCTGAGTTTCCAACTGATGCAGTTAACTTAAGAAGTTTAACATTTACAAACTTACAAGAGTTTGACATTAATAACTTAGAAGCTAATGATATACTTGTATTCACAGGCGACGGAAATAACGCACAGAATGCGTCAGTAGTTGGTGATATTACATTGAATATCGATAGTACTGCAAATACCATTGATGCTCAAATTGTTGCCGAAACTATTGATAATGCAGATATATCACTTACAGCTGATATTGATCAAACAAAACTGTTAATGAACTTAACAACTAGTGAAGCTTCTGCTCCAACTGGATCGGCAGCAGATAAACAAGCGGCTAGCGGATTATCAAGTTTTAATAGTGCAGAATTTACTGTTACTGATGGCTGGGTAGAAGTCAAAAACAACAGTATTTTAAAATCTAAAATAGAAGTAGTTGCGCCGCAAAGTGTTATCGGTAACAATACAGGTACTCCTGCTACTGGACAAGACATTGCATTTAGTACAATTGTCGATGTTGGCGGTTCAGTTAAGAAATCACAGTATAATCAAATTGGATTCTTAAGACGTAAAAATTCTGGATCTAACGTAAATGATGCTGATTATGAAATTATTCAATCATCGTCTGCTTACGGCGGGGCAAGTGATAATAATAAAATTATTACTAGAGACTCATCGGGCGACTTTGGAGCTAGGATTGGTACGCTAAGTCAGTTAAAAATTGATACACTAGTTACACTTGATACTAATACTACCGCAACAGGTGGTGCTGTTAACCTATACAGTTATAACGGCTCTGGCGGTATTAGGATTGGTAGTGGTTCTCTTGGTACAGATAAAACAACGTATTATGATAACGACTTCCATGAGTTTAGAACACAGAACGGTGCTAGTGATGGTACAGTAACGGCTGGTACAATACAAGCAACTGCTATTACTACCGGTGGTAACACTCAGGCAGGCACAATCACAGGACGCTGGACATTAACTGGCAGTGCGCCGAATGAATCAAGATTTGAAGCAACATACTCGGCAGACGTTGCAGAATATTACGAAGGTGATAAAGAATACGAAGTTGGAACAGTACTAGTATTCGGCGGCGACAAAGAAGTCACTACAACTACTAAGTATGCAGATGCTAGGGTAGCGGGTGTTGTTTCAAACACAGCGGCATATGTTATGTATACTGCATGTCCTGGAGAGAAAAACCTAGTTGCGTTAACCGGACGTGTTCCATGTAAAGTTATCGGAATTATCGAAAAAGGTGATATTATTGTAACTTCCGAAATACCCGGAGTTGGAGTTAAAGCCCAAGGCGATGTAAGAGCTGGTACCATAATTGGTAAAGCAATTGAAAACTATAACTCCGAAGAGTTAGGGACTATTGAAGTAGCGGTAGGGAGAACATAATGTCATACAGTAATAACATATCACCAGGTAATGCACCGCTAAAATGGAGCAACATAAGAGAAGCATTTGATCAAATCAATGTTAACTTTACTGAATTAGCGGGTAGTTTAGCAGGCGGAGCAGTTAGAAGTATTTCTAACGCAACACAAGCCAATCCTGTTGTAATTACAACTAGTCAAGCACATTCTGTTGTAGACGGCGAACGTGTTATTATTACAGATGTAGTAGGCATGATAGAATTGAACGGCAACACATATTATGCTAATGTATTAAGTCCTACAACGTATGCATTATATTCCGAAGGTAGTCTTAGTACTAGTGTCGACGGTACAGCATTTACTGCATATGCATCGGGCGGTTCTTCGCAGAAACTAACTGAATTTAGTCAGCTAAACTTCGAAGCATTTGCATCAAACATTCTTCCAAGTGTAAGCGGAGATTTTAGCCTTGGATCAGATGTTAAAGAATGGGCTGAATTACATATTGCAGAAGCATCAGACACTCCAGGTAACTTAGATAACGGACTGTGGATTGGTTCTGCACAAGTCACTGGTAGTAGTGGAGTTATAAATCTTCCACCATTAAGTACAGTTGATGGCGAATTAATCATCGATCCTAACAAAACATTCTTTAAAGAAGTACAAGTTGACAATGATAATGTAATTGTAGCTAGTGACTTTGTTGATAGTTTAAACTTAATCAGCGGAACAGCAATACAAATGTCCGTTGATAGTAGTGCAGAAAGTATTACTATTGACAATATTGGTGTAACTCAATTAACGGGTAGCACAGGCATTAGTGTTAGTGCTTCAACTGGTAACATTACGTTAAGCAATACCGGTGTAACTAGTATTACAAATAACTCAACACTACCAGCGGGACTTCCAGCAGGTGCAGGCCTTGCCGCAGATTTAACTACTGGAGCAATTACACTAACTAATACTGGTGTAATTGACGTTGACGCAGGATTTGGTATTACAATATCTAGAGATGATGCTACAGGTATTGTTACAGTTACAAACAGTGCTCCGGCACAGGTTGCATTTAGAATATTTAGAGTATCTGGTCAGAATGATATTGTTGCAGATAGCACTGCTGACGCATTTACATTCGAAGAAGGATATGGCATCATTGCAACAACCGATGCAGGAACAGATACTATAACACTGTCGGTAGATAATAATATCGATATTAACGGTAGTGTTTTTGCAAACGACTCTACGCTGTTAGTTGATGCATTAGAAGGTCGTATTGTTGCAGATGTTTATGCAGATGTATTTGGCAATGTCACTGGCAACGTAGTTGGAGATGTTACAGGTAACTTAACTGGCGATATAAAAGGCAGTGTATTTGCAGATGACTCATCTTTAATGGTAGATGCNGTTGATAATAAAATTTATGCAAATGAACTATGGGGAACAATAAGAGGAGACACTTGGAATGGTGCATACGACGGTTTCCTATCTATCATAAATGGCGGTGCAACTGGTCCTGGACCGATACAAATTGTTGCATCGGCGAATTTAGATCTTACAGCAGGTTCAGGATACACAATTAACGCAAATAGAAACATAGTAGCATCTGGAGGTATTACAGGTTATCATACAGGTGATATGACAGGTAGCGTATTTGCCGATGACAGCACATTATTAGTTAATGCTATTGATGGAAATATTCCAGCAGAGAATTTATCAGGAACTGCAACAATAGACATAAGAGGTTCAGTGTTTGGTGATGATTCAACCGTTATAATTGACGGTGCTACAAGCACAGTAACAGGTAAAATTGCTCCTAACGGTGCAACACCGGGAGGTGAGTTTGAAGACGGAGAACTNGGAGAAATAAGAGTCGATGACACTTATATATGGGTTAAGACTCCGTCGACAGGCGCCTGGAAAAAAATAGCGTTAACGAGTTTCTAAGGGGCAATTAGATGGCAAAGAAAACAATCAATATAGGTACTAGTGCAAACGATAGAACTGGCGATAACCTAAGAAGTGCGTTTAATAAAATTAATGATAATTTTGACGAACTATATCTAGTTAGGGGTTCTTTAGAGTTTGCAGGCAGTACTATTACTACTAACGACAGTAGTGCTATTATAATTGATCAAAAACTCACAGTAACAAGTGATATGCAAATTGATGGTACATTAACTTTAGCGCAGGTTGCCGATAGCAGTCAGCCAGTAGATCAAAATAATCCACAAGGGTGGGTAGAAGTAATTATTGACGGGCAGTTAAGTTGGTTGCCTTATTACAGGTAAGGAATAGATTATGGCAGAAATACAAACTATTAATATTGGCAATTTAGTAAATGACGGTACTGGCGACGATTTACGAACTGCATTTGAAAAAGTTAATCTAAATTTTAGTAATTTAGATGCTGAGCTTACAATTACTGCTTCAAATACAGGAAGCGTAGGTGCTGAAGTTTTTAAACAAAAAGTAGGTGCCGACTTAGAATTTAGAAATTTAAACAGTGGTAGAAATATTTCTCTTACACAAGGCGAAGATACTATTATTGTAGCAAGCACTGCGCCAGATGCATTTATTAGAATTGATACAAATTCAGGATCAGTACAAGCAAGCGCATACCAACAGATTACTTTACAAGGTGGTACTGATATTGATGTTAACGCTGTAGGAGGAGTAATAACTGTTAACAACGTTATTCCTGTTACAAAAATTCTAACAACATTTGACTTTGGAGTACTCAACGGCGACTATACAGATACTATGCAGTTAGTATTACAAGCATCTAATATTGATTTCGGTACATTAACATACGAAAGCGATCTAGTAGTTGATGCTGGATCATTGTTATAAGGAATAACATGGCTATTAATTGGATTACTCCCGCAGGCGATCTTGGAACATACGAAGAACGAATCCAAACTTCTATCACTTTAGATGTAGAAAGTGATGTTGGAGATGTTACTTTATCTGTTATCTCCGGAGAACTACCTGGCGGGATGGTATTATTGGGCAATAAAATTTTTGGTAGTCCAATTGAAGTTCCGATTTATACAACTAAAACATTTGTTATAAGAGCGTCCGATGGTTCTGAAATAAAGGATAGAACTTTTAGTATTAACATCGACGGAGCAGATTTTCCAGAATGGATTACCGAAGCTGGATTTCTAAATGTAGGTCCCGGTGATGCATTCTTTATACGAGATGATTCTGAAGTTAACTTTGAACTTAATGTAACAGGAGGCACTCTTGTTGATGTCCAGTTACAAGCAGAGGACGATGATGCAATAGCAGGACAAACTTTAAGTTTCTACCTTGTTCCTAATAGCGGCGAGCTTCCTCCGGGTCTTACTCTTAGTAAAGCAGGTAAAATTAGCGGATTTACAGAACCTACAATTGCAATTGACTATGATAATGATCCCACAGGAGCATATGATAGTCAGTCATTTGACACTGTTCCTTTAGATATTGCACTTCCTGATAGTAACGGATACGATAGTTTTTTCTATGACAATCAAACATTTGATTACAACGAGCCGAGTAGAAGCCCCAAGCGTTTAAGCAGAATTTATACATTTACTATTGCTATTACTGACGGGTTAGTAGCCGTAGCAAGAACTTTTAAAATATATGTTGTCTCAGATGAATTTTTAAAAGCTGACAATAATATTTTAAAAGTTGACACAAATCTTTTCCAAGCAGATGCTACTGATGATAGGATTCCTTTATGGATTAGTAATTCGTATCTTGGTCGATATCGTGCAAACAATTATATTAGTGTTCCGTTAGAAGTATANGATCCGCCAACACTAGCAGGAACAATTGGATTTTTCCAAGTAGCTACNAACGAAGATGGTAGTCCTAGTGAACTTCCTCCAGGAATGGAATTAGATGTTACTACTGGCTATATTGCAGGCAAAGTAGCTTATCAAAATGCAATCACGGAAACATATAAATTTACAATTAAAGCGGTAAACTTTGATGATAGTTTAGCCGATGTATCTTACGAAATTGTAGGAGATTGGTCAAGTAAAATAAAATACGCACCAAATCAAGCTGTTAGATTCCAAGGTTTTGTCTGGATATGTAAAGAAGAACATATCAACCAACCACCTGAAAAAGGCCAGTATTGGATTGAAGGTGTTGGTAGTGTAGACAAAGAATTTACTATTGATATTATTGGTGAAATTGATAGTGCAATTACGTGGATATCAGACACAAATTTAGGTGTTCTTAAACCTAGTATACCCAGTAGAGCGTTTGTAGAAGCAAAAAGTGAACTATACGGCGGACGAGTTAGTTATGAACTCGAGTCTGGAAAGTTGCCGCCGGGACTATCTTTAAGTTCTACAGGAATTATTCAAGGTGTTGTTAACCAATTTGGTGATTCGGACGCTGACGGACTCACAAGATTTTATGATGTTGATTCGAGTTTGGAAGAATCAACAGGCACTAGATCGTTTGATACTACTTTTGACCAAACAGCAACTTCTTTCGATAGAACATTTACATTCGATATTAAAGCAATTGACGGTGCTAAGTTTGCTGAATCTGTAAAATCATTCACATTGTCAGTTGAAGCAAATACTAATAAAACCTTTGCAGATATGTACATTAAAATGTTGCAACCAAAAAACAAAAGATTAAATTGGTTTAACTTTATTACTGATGTTAATATATTTCCATCGGGTAGTATTTACAGATACGGTGATCCGTACTTTGGAGTACAAACAATTCCAAAAATGCTATTGTTTGGAGGCATCGAAAGTAAAGAAAGTGTTAACTATGTACAAGCACTTAGTAGAAACTTTTATAATAAGAGGTTCTTACTAGGAGATGTTAAGGTTGCTTCTGCAAAAGATACTGATACACAAGAAACAATATACGAAGTAATTTATGTTGAGATCAAAGATGAGTTAGAATCCCAATCTGGGAAATCGATTAGTTCAGTAGTAGACCTCAGTGATAGAATCAACAGTAAGGTACTAGTCAGTTATGATGCTATATCTGTTGATAGTGACATTCCTTTTGTTAGCGATGCGGATCATCAACGAGTGTTTCCTAACAGTGTTAAAAATATGAGAGATCGTATTAAGGATGTAGGACAAAGAGACAGAGACTTCCTGCCTCTTTGGATGAGAACTATTCAGGAAGGACAACCTACTGAATTAGGCTATACAAAGGCACTTGTGTTGTGTTATTGTAAACCTGGAGAATCTAATCTAGTTTACAACAACATTTTGAATAGCAACTTTAAATTTGCAAACTTAGACTTCGAAGCAGATAGAGTTGTTATAAATATTTTAGACGGAGAAATCCAGGATAAATATCTTGTGTTCCCGCAACGTGGAGAGAAATTACCGTGAGTAACATCAACTATTTAAACATTAATGAAAATTTTCCGGTAGCAGGCCAGGATAATGATACCGGCGTGTTCCGTGATAATTTTGACACTATCAAAAACAGTCTTCGAATTGCAAAAGAAGAAGTTGCCGCATTAGAAGCGGCTACTGCTGGATTGGCTTTATCAGATACAACTGACGGCAACGGCAGTGATTTTAACTTAAGAAGAATTGAAAATGCACTTCTTAAAAACAATCGTATTGATAAGTTCAACGGCGGCAGTACAACAGAGAACATCACTATCGATTATCAAAACGGTGGGTATCAAATTTATGAAATTGCCGCTGATATCAATTTATCGTTCTTAAACTTTCCAGGTGATCCTGTATATGTTAACGAAGAAACTCCGGTTGGAATGGGTAGCGTTAGACTAGAACTATACGGCGATACAACCGAAAGAACTATTACGTTTATTACNTCTGGCGGTACAGTCATTAAGACAGATCCCAATTTTCCAGATTCACTTACTGTAACTAGTAGAAGTGATCCAATCTTTATTGATGTTTGGAGACACAGTAATGAAGTAATCTACGTTCGCTATTTAGGTCAATATACTTAATGTTTCATCCATTTGAAGAAGATTTATCCGAATTGAAAGATGCCGATCTCCAAGATCGTATTACCGATTTGAACAAAAAACTCTTCACTGCGGCCCGTTTAGGTAAAAAAGATCTGTTGACACAAGTCGAAACATTTGTTACAATATACAAGCAAGAGGTTACTAGAAGAGCCTTAACACAAAAATTGGAACAAGATGATAACGATTTGGATCAACTAATTAATGTCGACTAAACAAGATAAACTTTCAAAAGCTATTTTAAAGCACGGGCCAGAGATACTCGAGCATTGTATTCTTGAAGACTTGGATTCGTATGTTAAACGAGTAGCTGAAGAATATCTCGACTATCCAATTCCAAAGTCTAAGCTAGACACTAATAATTGGTTTATGCCTAATTCTTATAAAGAATTAGATATTGAAGATTATATATTAAATCTTTGTACTACTCCAGAACAACAGGAACGAGTGCTTTTAGAATTGGCACTGTACAGAGAAAGAAATTTATTAAGTCTTCTTAAACAGATAAAATATATAGTAGATACATTAAGACAGCATAACGTTGTTTGGGGTGTAGGTCGAGGATCGAGTGTAGCAAGTTATGTGCTTTATCTTTTGAACGTACACCGTGTTGATAGTATTAAATACAGCATAGACATTACAGAATTTTTTAAAGGAGAAGATAATGGCACATAAAAGTATGCGTGGAAAACCCATTGATATGGAAAAGTTAAACCTTCAAAATGAACTTTCGCCGGCAGTAGGTAATATGAAAGTAAATGCTCGTGGTGATGAAATCGGTGCAGGTGGCAAGATTGTTCGCACTAGAGAACAAATCATGCAAGATTATTACGAAAAGAATCCACGTGCAATGACTGAAGAAATTACAAAACGTAGAAAGTAGGAGGAAACTTTGAGTCTATCAACTGTAAAAGGCAAGCCCCGAGCAATCGGAAACCGAGTATTAGTAACAGATATGTACTTCGGAGAACAGAAAACAAAGAGCGGTATCATTATTAATGATGATAACGGTACAACCCGAGGAATTTACCCTCGATGGGGTAAGGTGTTTTCAAAAGGTCCAAAGAATACAGACCCATATGAAGTCGGTGATTGGATCCTAATTGAACACGGACGTTGGACCAGAGCAATTAAGATCGACCACGAAGGTGAAGAATACAGTGTACAAATGGTTGAAACTGAAAGTATTTTAGCTTATTCAGATGAAAAACCAGAAGACACTGTACGCATCGGCGCCGAATATAATGACGGAGCCGGCGTGGATATCAGACCAGAGGACTTCGGTGCTAGGTAGTTAATTGCTCCTGTAGAAGTTTAAAGGTTAGTACACTACGTGGTCCGCGTGTTGTATTAATTCTAAGTTCTCCTGACTTTTCATGAAATTCAATTTTAGTAATCGTAGCTCGGTCGTTATGCGGACCGACTAGGATTTCTTGTCCTAATTCAAAATTTAGGCTGATGTTTCGTAAAGTTGACATGAGATTTCTCCTCTTGAATAGCGATTGCTAATAATATTTACCATTTATTCTTGACAAATATAAATGTAGATATTATAATAGCTTTAACAATCTAAAATAGTAAGGAAAAAAATGAACCCGTTTAAAGATATTGACACGTTTCATACAGCGTGTGACCAACAACCTAGTGTAGACAACTATGCAATGTATCTTGATTTAATTACAGAAGAATACAATGAACTAAAAGATGCTATTGTAGCAAACGATCGTGTAGAACAACTTGATGCACTAGTTGACATTCTTGTTGTTACTATGGGTGCTATTCGAGCAGGCGGCTTTGACGGAGAAGGTGCTTGGAAAGAAGTCATGGACACAAACTTTGCAAAAATTGATTCAGACACTGGTAAAGTTCGCAAGCGTGAAGACGGAAAAGTATTAAAACCCGAGGGCTGGAAGGCTCCTGAGCTAGCTCAGTTTGTTGGAGATTAATATGACTATTAGGTATGTAGATCCACTACTAACTGTACATCCTCTACGTTATGAATTAACCGACGATGATATGATTAAAATTATCGAACGTGTGCATAACGATGATGTTTCTCTTTCATTTGATCAGCTAGAAGCGGCAACTGATTATTTGTATGATGTAGTTGCAGGCAATCTTCAGACTGTTGAAGGAGTAACTACACTGCAATGATAACAGGTATTACATTTTCATCCTTTGATCTTTTTCATAGCGGGCATGTTGCAATGCTTAAAGAAGCACGAGCCAATTGTGAATACTTAATGGTAGGATTGCAAACAGATCCTACAATTGATCGACCTGAAAAGAATAAACCTGTACAAAGTGTATTCGAACGTTATGTACAACTCGAAGGCTGTAAGTATATCGACC